TCATCCGCACTCGTACTATAAGCATTTGGATTGTCTAATGTGTGAACTAAAGCGCCAGTCGTGACATTGAAGATATAAGCTTTACCCGAAAAAGTACCGCCAGCATCATCTTCTTCATAAGCACCTACAATCGCATAGTTTCCTGATACAGCAACTGCAGAGCCGAAACGATCATCTGCACTCGTGCTATAAGCATTAGGATTGTCTAACACAGTGGTAAGAGTAGTATTTCTGAAATCTAGTTCTAAGAAGTCTGCTGACGACTGGGCTGTACCATCAGCGAATCCGACGCTTTCGACATTCACGAAATTACGACTGTTATCGATAACAGGCGTACCTTTTACTTTAATCGCCATCTTCGTTCCTTTTGGTTACTAGGCTCAATTTCTTTTATTTATATCATTCGTCATCTATTGATTATATAAATAAAGATATAATAGAGTGAATAGTCACAAGAAAGAGGCAAAATGGCACAACCTACTGATAGACATTCCTTCAAAGAATGGTGTCTTCGTAAACTGGGTAAACCAGTCATCGAAATCAATGTAGACCCCGATCAGGTTGATGATCGTGTTGATGAAGCGCTATCGTACTATTGGGACTATCATTTTGATGGTGCAGAAAAGATGTTCCTAAAGCATCAAATCACTGCAGAAGACAAAGAGAATGGTTATATCACAGTACCTGAAAACATCATAGGCGTGATCAACATTTTCAATGTATCATCAACTTCGCTATCAACATCAAATATCTTTAGCGCACAGTATCAATTCGCATTGAACAATCTACACGACATTGCAAGCTATGACACTGTTCACTTTTATATGGGTATGCAACACATTCAGTTTCTTGAAGAGATTTTGACTGGTGCTCAACCGATTCGATATAACCGTCATGTGAACAAATTGTATATTGATACTGATTGGAGCAATTTGACAGAGGGTCAATATATTGTTGCAGAGTGTTATCAGATTATCGACCCAGAAGTGTACAGTGATGTTTGGAAAGATCGCTGGCTGCAAAATTATGCAACTGCGAAAATCAAATATCAATGGGGTTCGAACTTAACTAAGTTTGAAGGTATGCAGCTTCCCGGTGGCGTAACATTCAACGGTCAGCAAATTCTATCTGATTCACAGGCAGAGATAGAAAAACTGGAAGAAGATATGGTAAACTCATATTCACTACCTGTCCATGATATGATAGGCTAGCCACTTGGTTTATATAAATACTCTAGATTAGGATAATACCGTGACCAGCAATTTTTACTTCAACAATTTTTCCAACTCTATGGAACAACAATTGATCGAGGACCTAATCATCGAATCAATTCGCGTTTATGGACACGATTTGTATTATATCAAAAGAACGCTTGGTGCAAAAGATGAGTTGTTGAATGAAGACGATCTACCAATTTTCAACGAAGCGCATATGGTAGAAATGTTCATCAAAAATATCGATAGTTTCGAAGGCGAAGGAGATTTTCTCTCTAAGTTTGGATTGCAGATTAGAGATTCTATCACATTCACGGTTGCAATGAGAACATTCAACTCTGAAGTTGCGATGTATAACGATAACATTCGACCAAAAGAAGGCGACCTAATATATCTTCCATTAAATAATAAAATATTTGAAATCATGCATGTGGAACATGAAGCAATATTCTATCAAATGGGTCAACTTCAAACATATGATCTGCGCTGTGAACTATTCGAATACTCACATCAGCGCTTCGAGACAGGGGTTGACGAGATTGATACGCTATTTGATGCATATGATCTTACAACAGACGAGGCAATTGCAAACGTCGAATCAGTCGATCTATTGGGTGATAATTGGACAATCGAAGAAGAAGGTGATAACGTGATTGACTTTAGCGTAGAAAATCCATTTGGGGATGATGATTACTAATGTTTGGAAATAAATTTTACCGTCAAACGATGAGAAAATACGTGGCTGCTTTCGGCACACTATTCAACGACATTCACATCGACCGAAGAGACAATACTGGTACAGTAGTTCAGGAAATGAAAATTCCTATTCATTATGGTCCGTTTCAAAAGTTTCTTGCAAAGTTAGAACAGGATCCAAATCTATCGGCTCCTGCTATGACGCTTCCGCGCATGTCATTTGAAATTACAGGTATATCTTACGATTCTTCGCGCAAGTTGTCAACACTCAATCGTAACTGTGCGATAAATCCCAATGATCCAGATAGCAAAATTACGCAATTCGTTGGAACACCTTACAATATAGAGTTTCAATTGAACGTGATGACAAAGTATAATGAAGATGGTATGAAAATCGTAGAGCAGATTCTTCCGTTTTTCAATCCAGACTTTACACCAAGACTCGATCTATTTGAAGGATCAGATATGAATGTTAGCGTACCGATTGTGTTAACAGGTGTTACGCAAGAGGACACTTATGAAGCTGACTTCGAGACACGCAGAGCATTGATTTGGACATTGACATTCACAATGAAGGGTTATTTCTTCGGACCGTCTACAAATGTCAAGATAATCAAGTTCAGTGAAGCAAATGTATTCAATAGCATTGACCCAGATGCGCAAGGTCAAACAGTGACGGTGCAACCTGGATTAACTTCAAACGGTGAACCGACAACTGATATAAATGAAACTATACCATATGCAGATATAAATCCAGATGATGATTGGGGATATATTGTTAAAATTGAGGATTTAAATGGCTGATGATATTATAGGCGAATCTCTAGGGCTTGATCCTATGAGCAAGCCTGCATTAGATGGTGAAATAGTAGAGTATGATAACTCGCCGAAAGAAGTCAAGGCTGAAGAAGACAACAGCGACAATGACTACAAATATGCGAGAGAAAACTTCTATTCAGTAATCGAAACTGGAACGAAAGCACTAGAGCAAATGTTAGATGTTGCACAAGCATCTGAACACCCTAGAGCTTACGAAGTCGTCTCTACTCTTATGAAAACTCTTGTTGACGCAAACAAAGACCTCGTAAAGATGAACGAAGATCGCAAGAAATCAAAAGCACCTGAAGAACAAGACCACAAGAGTGTAACAAACAATAATCTATTTGTTGGCTCAACATCAGAGTTGCAAAAAATGTTGAAAGATTTGAAAGATGACGGATAACGTATCTTTTGAACATTGGGTGAAATTTTGAATATAGATACTCGTGGGTATAATGGAAATCAAAATATTAAGGGTAAAGGATCACAGATATCTTTTACCCCTGATATGATTAAAGAATGGTTGAAGTGCGCTGAAGACCCAATATACTTTGCTGAAAAATACATCAAAATTGTTCACGTTGATCACGGTCTTATTCCAATTAGACTGTACGATTATCAAAAAGAGATTGCTGAAGCAATCACATTCAATCGTCGCGTAACTGTAAATACGTCTCGACAGGCTGGTAAAACAACAACTGCTGTTGCAATCATTCTGCATTACGTATTATTCAATGAATATAAGACAGCGGCACTGCTTGCGAACAAAGGTGATGCGGCGCGTGAAATTCTCGACAGAATCAAAATCGCATATGAATCTCTTCCAAAATGGATGCAGCAAGGTGTCGTAGAGTGGAATAAAGGTACAGTTGAACTTGAGAACGGATGTAAGATCATTGCAACAGCTACATCGTCTTCTGCCATTCGTGGTAAGTCGATTTCGTTTCTTTACATTGATGAGACTGCATTTGTTGAAAACTGGGACGAATTCTTTGCATCTGTTTTTCCTACAATCTCATCTGGTAAAACGACAAAAATTCTGTTCACATCTACTCCTAACGGACTAAATCACTTCTATAAGACATGTGAGAGTGCAAGGGAAGGTAAGAATGGATACATATTCATCGAAGTTCCGTGGTATAAAGTGCCTGGTCGTGATGAAGAGTGGAAACGTGAAACTCTTGAAGCGATGGACCATGACTACCAAAAGTTTGCACAAGAATTCGAATGTCAGTTCCTCGGCTCATCAGGCACGCTTATTGAAGGATCAAAACTCAAAACTCTTGTCATTCGTGATCCAATAGCAGAGAGTGCGAAGATCAAAATGTATGAGAAGCCTGTAAAAGGTCATACATATACAATGACTGTTGATGTGTCAAGAGGTAAAGGACTTGATTATTCGACTTTCTCAGTCTTCGATATTACATCGATGCCTTACAAACAAGTGTGTACATTTAGAGATAATATGATAACTCCAATCGACTTTGCAGAAATCGTATTTAGAGTTGCAAAAAACTTCGAAGACGCGAGTACGCTTATTGAAATAAACGATATCGGCGAACAAGTGGCTGACACTTTGCATTTTGATCTTGAACATGAGAACGTGCTATTCACTGAATCTGCTGGTCGCTCTGGAAAGAGAATATCAGCAGGTTTCGGTAAAAATGTCGATAGAGGTATACGAACTACGAAATCCGTCAAGTCAATCGGATGTAATATTCTAAAGCTGTTGATTGAGCAGGATCAATTGATCATCAATGACTTTGATACCATAAAAGAGATGAGCACGTTTTCCAGAAAGGGTGTATCATATGAAGCCGAATCTGGGTCTCATGATGACATGGTAATGACGCTGGTTTTATTTTCTTGGCTGACAGACCAGACATACTTTAAAGATATGACCGATATTAATACTATGATGAAACTAAGAATGAAATCCGAACAGGAAATGTTCGATGATTTGATACCATTTGGCTTCAATTTGAATGATGAATTAGAATCCGATTCCATAGAAATTGTTAGTCCTGGCGATTCATGGATTCTATAATGCAATGTCATATTTTTATAAATAAACATAGAAATAGTTAAGACGGCTATAAATCATAAAAGGAGAAATGAACATGGCATTCCAAGTAAGCCCAGGTGTAAATGTTTCTGAGATTGACCTAACGACAGTCGTACCCGCAGTTGCAACCTCTACAGGTGCTTTTGCAGGTGTGTTTCGTTGGGGACCAGTTGATGAACCTATTCTTATCGATTCAGAGAATACACTAGTATCGCGTTTTGGTAAACCTTACGCAAACACAACATGGACAAACGCAGAGTCCTTTTTCACTGCAGCAAACTTTCTAGCATATAGTAATTCATTGTTTGTAGTTCGCACAGACAACAGTGCAACAAGAGCAACTCTTGCAGGCGCAGCTTTTGAAGCAAAGCATGTAGGTGCATTGGGCAACTCACTTGAAGTTCTAGTAACAACAGGTGCTGCTGACGAATATTCAACTTCTGTTGACATCAACGAATTCTTTCTTGACATCACAGTAAGTAGAACGAAAGCATCTTTCGACTCAGGTGCGGGTGAACCCGGTGTAGCTCAAGGTGATATCATCGAATTAGAAGATGGTACACGACTTGAAATTTCTGAAATCGAAGGTGACGATATTTCGTTCACAACAAGATACACAGGTCTAAATAGCGTAGGCTCAGCAACACCAAGCTCAACTTACACAGTAAATAGAATTTGGCGTGGTGCAACTGTAATCGGTTCTGCTCCTACAAGCGAAAACAACATTCACGTTGTTGTAGTCGATGCTGGTGGCGAATTCACTGGAGTTGCAGGAACAGTTCTTGAAGCTTTCGATAACATATCGACTACACCAGGCGCGAAAAGATTCGATGGATCTTCGAACTACTATGTAGACTTTGTTGAACAGAATTCAAACTATATCAGAACGACCGGTACTACACCATTTAGAACATATTCTAGATTAATCAACGCTGTTGACGGTACTGACGAATCTGGTTCATTGAATTCAGCGCTTGCAGCAAGCTTTGACTTGTTTAAGAATGCTGACGATATCGATGTTTCATTGATAATGACTGGTCGTGCTAATGCAACAGTATCTGCATACATCATCGATAACATCGTCGAATATAGAAAAGATTGTGTCGTTTTCGTATCACCAGCATTGACAGACGATACTTCTGCTGATATCGTAGCATTTAGAAATACTCTACCAAGTAGTTCATATGCGTTCATGGACTCTGGATATAAGTATCAGTACGACAAGTACGGTGACGTGTATCGCTGGATTCCTCTAAATGGCGATATTGCAGGTCTTTGTGCAAGAACTGACGAACTTCGTGACCCATGGTTCTCACCAGCAGGTTACAATAGAGGTAACGTAAAAAATGTTGTCAAGCTGAAATTTAATCCAAATAAAGCGCAGCGTGATGCACTATACAGTGCTGGTGTAAACCCAGTTATCACACAGCCAGGTCAAGGTACTGTATTGTTTGGAGATAAAACGCTTCTAGGAACACCTAGCGCATTTGATCGTATCAACGTTCGTCGTCTATTCATCGTGCTCGAAAAAGCAATTTCAAGAGCATCAAAATCGACACTATTTGAATTCAACGATGAATTTACAAGATCACAATTCAAGAATCTTGTTGAACCGTTTCTTCGTGATGTTCAAGGTCGCCGTGGTATCTTCGACTTCAAAGTTGTTTGCGATGAAACAAATAACACACCAGAAGTTATTGACGCAAATCGTTTCACGGGTGATATCTACATCAAACCAGCACGAGCTATCAACTTCATTCAGTTGAACTTCGTTGCTGTTAGAACTGGTGTAGAATTCGAAGAAATCGTAGGTCAATTCTAATTAAAGGTAAGGAGTTACAACAATGGCTTTCAATGTAAACGAAATCAAGAGCCAGCTAACTCTTGGAGGCGCTAAGGCATCACTTTTTCAGGTTCAAATTCAGAACCCTGTAAACGGTGCAGGCGATCTAAAGACACCATTCATGGTGAAAGCTGCTCAACTTCCAGGCTCAACGCTTGGTATGATCGAGGTTCCATACTTCGGGCGTAAAATTAAAATTGCTGGTGATAGAACATTCGAAGAGTGGACTGTCACAGTTATCAACGATGAAGACTTTCTCATTCGCAATGCGATGGAAGAATGGATGGCATCTATAAACTCACATGAGGGTAACATTCGCAATCTAGGCAACGCTTCTCCGTTGCAATATAAATCGCAGGCTCAAATTACTCAGTATTCCAAAACTGGCGTAGCCCTTCGCGAATATTCCTTTGTAGGACTGTTCCCGACTAATGTTGCACCAATTGAAATGTCTTGGGAAACTGTTGACGCTATTGAAGAATTCACTGTTACATTCCAATACGACTATTGGAACGTATCTGGTGGAATCACAGGCGGAGCGGCAACTCAAGAGTAATGCTATATAAGAAGGGGCGATTAAAGTTGCCCCTTCTATCAACTTTAAAGGATTATGGTACATGGCATTGCAGCTATTTGGTTTTGAGATAAAGCGCAAAGAAGATGAATTAAATAAGAATAAAGTCGTTTCGTTTGTTCAACCAAACGAAGGCGATGGATCTGTGTCTGTAACAACAAACGTACCAGGCTCTGGTGGTACGATGAGTAGCATCATAGATTTGGACGGCGTTGCAAAATCAGAAGCAGAGATTGTTCAAAAATATCGCGACATGCTACAACAACCAGAAGTTCAAATGGCAGTCGATGATGTTGTGAATGAAGCAATCAATATCACATATGATGAAGCGCCTGTGACGTGTGTTACCGACGATATTCCTAACATATCAGACGGTACAAAAAAGAAAATACGAGACGAGTTCGACAACATTCTAAGAATGCTCGACTTCTCAAACTATGGTTATGACATTTTTCAAAAATGGTATGTCGATGGTAGATTGAACTATCATGTGGTAATCGATGAAAAAAATCCTCGCGACGGAGTGCGCGAGTTGAGATATGTTGATCCAAGAAAAATCAGAAAAATTCGTGAGTATGAAAAGGTAAAGATCGGCGAAGGTCCAAACACATCATATGTTAATAGAATCAAAAATGAATACTACATATACGTTGAAAATGGATTCCTAAACGATAGCAAGAGTAAAACGTCAACAACTGTCGCAGACTTTCAAGGTGGTATTAGTGGTCTTAGAATTTCCGTTGACTCTATCGTAAACTGTAGCTCCGGCTTACTAAACGAGAAGAATACTGTTGTTCTATCACACTTACACAAAGCAATCAAACCACTAAATCAACTTCGCATGATGGAAGATGCGTCTGTTGTGTATCGCATATCAAGAGCACCAGAGCGCCGTGTATTTTATATTGACGTTGGTAACTTACCTAAAGCGAAAGCTGAGCAATATCTACGTGACATGATGACGAAGCACAAGAATCGTCTTGTATATGATGCGAACAGCGGAGAAGTTCGCGATGATCGTAAACATATGTCAATGACAGACGACTTCTGGTTGCCAAGACGCGAAGGTGGCAAAGGTACTGAGATTACTACGCTGCCAGGTGGTCAAAATCTAGGTGAAATGGAAGACATCGTGTATTTCCAGAAGAGACTTTACAAAGCATTGAATGTTCCCGTATCAAGACTTGAGCAAGACACAGGATTTGCACTTGGTCGTTCATCAGAGATCAGTAGAGACGAAGTAAAGTTTTCTAAATTCATTCGCAGACTTAGAGCAAGATTTTCTATTCTTTTTGACAAAATACTTGAAAAGCAACTCATTCTCAAGGGTATTATCACTCCAGAGGATTGGGATAAAATTCAAAATACAATTCGATACGACTTTATGCTCGATAATCATTTCGAAGAGTTGAAGCAAGCTGAAATATTGCAAAACAGATTGCAGATATTAAGAGATGTTGAAGAGTACACTGGTACATATTATTCGAAAAAATGGGTTCGTAAAAACATTCTTCAGATGACAGATGATGAAATTGAAGATATGAAAGACGAGATTGAAAAGGAATCTGAAGAAGAACCTTCTGAAGATGAAGAAGATATGTACAATGAAGTTAAGACAAGCGATAAAGTGATACAAGAATATCCAGTGGAGATTGAAGAGGAGCGCACCTTGTCAGATGAAGACAGAAAGCTAATCGAATCTTTCTCAGAAACTATAAATAGACTTGTAACAGATGACGTAGAGGATGATAATGAATGAAGTTGACAAGGCAAAGATTCTAAAGGCTGCACTTAGCCTATTTGAAAAAACATTCAGTAAGAAACTTACAAAACACCTAAAAGAAAACGTTGAACAAGGTCCTCGTGGTGAAAAAGGCGGCAAGGGCGATAAAGGTGATCTGGGTCAAAAGGGTGACATCGGAGAAATGGGTTATCCAGGCTCTATAGGTCCTCAAGGTGAAACTGGTCCAACAGGTCCTCGTGGTGAAAAAGGCGACAAGGGCGATAAAGGTGACAAAGGTGACACTGGTGAAAGAGGTAGAGCTGGAATTGCTGGACTCAAAGGCGATAAAGGTGATCCTGGAAAAGATGGTGTAGACGGTCCTATTGGTCCTCACGGCGATAAAGGTGACAGAGGGCTAGATGGCGCTCAAGGTCCTCACGGCGATAAAGGTGACACCGGCGCACAAGGTGAGATCGGTCCCATTGGTCCTCAAGGCGAAAAGGGTGACAGAGGATTAGATGGTGCTCAAGGTCCTCAAGGCGAAAAGGGTGACATCGGCGCTCAAGGTCCTCAAGGTGAACGTGGCGATAAAGGTGACACCGGAGAAAATGGTGAGACTGGTGAACAAGGTCCTAAAGGTGAACGTGGCGACAAGGGTGATAAAGGTGACACCGGAGAAAATGGTGAGACTGGTGAAAAGGGTGATACTGGAGAACCTGGTAAAGACGTAGACTCTAAAAAAGTAGAAGAGTATGATAAGTTAGTTAAAGACTATGGTAAACTGAAAAAAGACTTTGAAAACTATAAGAGAATGATCAATCAACAAATGACTTCAATGGCTGGATCATCAGGTGGTGGTTCAGTTCGCATTCTTGATAATGATGATGTAGTATTTCAAAGAAGACATGAAGTTGAAGGTAACGCCATTCTTATCTTTGATAATGATATAAATAAGTTTAAGTCAGAATCATTTCTTGACATCATAGAAAGACTAAAGGCAGACTTGGAAGTGCAGTATGATAAGCTAATAGCAGAAACAGTCGTAGAAGACGTTTCCTACACTTATATCGGTGAAGCAAATCCAGGATCGATCAAGTCTGATTCTGTTTGGAGAATTAAGCGTGTTGCTGAACTTGAAGATGGTACTACTGAGATACTTTGGGCTGGCGACGGGGATGCTGGATCAGATGCCTTTGACAAGATTTGGAACGATAGAGAAACATATACTTACGATAGTTGATTGATATGGAATGTGGTGAATGCACCGAATGCTGTGAATTATTGAAAATTGATTCGCGCAAACCTTTACAAGATGATGTGATTGAACAGATAGAGATTTATTCTCCTGCTGGAGATTTGTGCAATCACTGTGAAAAGAATGTAGGGTGTAAAATACACGAAATGCGCCCTTTGATTTGTAGAACTTTTCAATGTGCTTATACACAACATGAAAATGCGCCTATTGAATTACGACCCGATAACTGTGGAGTGATATTTGAAAAACTAGATGATGAATTAGTAGTGGGAACAATTAGACCTAATAGACAAATAACCTCTGCTGGCATTGGTCAGATAAAGAGTTTCAATAAACAAGGATATTCTGTAGTGCTTACTAAATACGACACTAATGAAGTCAAAGTTTTTGAAAACGCCGAAAAAGAGCGTAGAGATGTTATGGTCAAGTTTGCAAAGTATAGAAAGATAGCAGATGGCTAATACACCCACAACAGACCTTACAAGCTTATACACAGACAGCGCTACAAACTGGGCTGAATTATCAAGCTACACTGCTGGTGCCTCTCCATCTCTTGAAGAAGAAGCGTATCTTCAAGGTCTAAACTGTGTTTCTCAAGCGATTGCTTCTAACAAAACAGGTGCTGCATCTGGCATTAACTATTCAGCTACTAACCCAGCAGCTTTTGTTGATGGGGATGATGTATTCTTCTTTTGGTGGCTATTCTTCTTCCCATCTGCTATCAACGACTATAATGAAACTGTAGGGCAAACTGCTCCTGGATCAAACAGCCCTGGAACAGCATCAGGATTCTTTATAGGCATCGGTTCAAGTACAACTAACCACGATTGGTTTGCTGTTGGCGGCGCTGATTACGGGCGTTATCCTTATGGTGGTTGGCAAAACGTAGC